TAGGAAAAGCAGGTAGAGCTTTTGATGATACAGTCCTACAGCCAATTAAGGAACAAACAAAAGAAGCCTTAGCTCCTATTTCTTCTTTATTTGATATAGACACCCCTGAAGGTATCAAAGCTATTGAAGACACAGCCAGAGATATAGGCTCAGGTATAGCAGACGCAGCAGAGCCTCTTAAAGAGCCTTTACAGGAGACTGGGAGGTTTATTGATGATAACCTACTACAGCCTGCTAAAGACGTTTTAGGGGTCTTAGGTGGAGGCGCTTTGATTGCAGGTTCTATGTTACTAGGTGGCGGAGGACAGCCTTCAGGCACACGTACAACGGACAGTTTGTTCAGAGATGAGTTGTTTAAGTTTAAAGAAAAAGATTTGGGATTAGTAGAGCGTGTAGTGCAGGACGCACCAAAAGAACAAATAGTTGACTTTAACGACGACCCTTTCGCAAGTGATTTTAATAACAGGAACCTATTCGGATGAATTATTTAAACGCAATAAACAGAGTACTACGTAGGTTACGTGAGGACGAAGTAGCTTCCGTTACGTCCACTACCTACGCTAAGTTAGTGGGAGACTACGTTAATGACGCTGTACGTCTCGTAGAGGACTCTTGGGATTGGTCAGCACTACGTACAACAGTAACTGAAACAGTAACAGCGGCAGACGGTATTATATCTGCTCGTTCTCAATTTATGCTCCCTAATGTTACTTCTCAATTTAAGACTCTTAACGTAATTAATGAGACTCAGAAGTGTTTTATGAACTTAGGGACACAGACAGAGTTACAGAAAGTTAAGTATATTGACCCCGTAACACCGTCAGTACCTACGCACTACGTTTATGGCGGAGCTTTTAGTCAAGGTGTTCTTGTTGACGTATATCCTGTTCCTGATAAAACATACACTTTACAGTTTAATATTGTTAATAGGTCAGACGAACTAACAGAAGCAACTGACAATATACTTGTTCCTTACCTACCAGTGATTCAGTATGCTACAGCTATGGCGGCAGAGGAACGTGGTGAGACTGGCGGTGCTTCTGCTCAGGCTTTGTACGGCATGGCTAAGTCTAGCTTGGCTGATGCTATCTCTATGGATGCAGCTCGCTTCCCTACAGAAACTATATGGTATGACGTATGAGTAAACAACTACAACCCTTATCCGTTGCGGCTCCCGGCTTTTTTGGCTTGAACACACAGGACTCCCCTGTCGGACTGTCAGTCAACTTTGCTAAGACAGCCGACAACTGTGTGATAGACAAGCAGGGTCGTATTGCTGCCAGACAGGGACACACACAGGTCTCTACATCCACTGGTGACTTAGGCTCTAATCCTATTGAAGCTATACACGAACACGTTGCGTACGATGGAACAAAGACTGTTTACTCTGCGGGCAACAACTTGCTCTACACAGGCACTACAACCTTAACTACTTTAGGTTTCCCTGACCCTTATCAAACAGTTACTGCAAACAACTGGAAGATTGTAAGTTTTAATAACAGCGTGTACTTCTTCCAACGTGGTTATGCGCCACTGAAGCAGACAAACGGTACAGGAGCTTTAGCTATCCTAGCACATGGTGGCACAGGCGCTCCTCAAACTAACGAAGTACTGACGGCTTTTGGTAGACTCTGGACAGCGGATAACACTACTGATAAATATACTGTTCGCTTTTCTGGTTTACTTGATGATGACTTTCACGTAGCAGGCGGCTCTAATGCAGGCATTTTAGACTTAACAAAAGTATGGGCATCGGATGAGATTGTTGCTTTAGCTGAGTTTAACGGTTCGTTAGTTATATTCGGTAAGAGACAGACTGTTCTTTATAAGGGTGCTGACTCTATAGACACTATAGCTCTTGTTGACATTATTAATGTAGGTTGTATTGCTAGAGACTCCGTACAGGAGACAGCGGGTGACTTAATCTTCTTGTCTGACCAAGGTGTTATGTCTCTAGGTCGTTTGATTCAGGAGAAGTCACAGCCACTACGTGACATCAGTAAGAATGTACGCTCTGACCTTATGGGAGATGTACCCTCAGACACCACAGGTGTTAAATCTGTGTACAGTCCTGAGAATGCCTTTTACTTATTGTCCTTACCTGCTGTTAATAAAGTTTATGTGTTTGACTTACGAGGTGCTTTAGAGGACGGTGCATTCCGTGCAACCAAATGGACAGCAATAGCTCTTACAGCCTTTGAGAGGCTTTCTGATGGAACCCTATACATGGGTAAGGATACACTAGGTATCGTCCAGTACGGAGGCTTTCAGGACGCAGGAAACACCTATCGTATGAACTACGTTAGCAATGAGCAAGACTTCGGCTCTCCTGCTAATGAGAAGTTCCTGAAGAAGATGCGTATTACTGTTATTGGTGGTGCGTTGTCTACAGCAGTACTAAAGTGGGGTTACGATTACGAAGAAAGCTACGCTCAGGAAACATTTACATTTGGTTCTTCAACAATAGCACAGTTTGGTATCGCAGAATACAACACGACAGCGGAGTATATTGCAGGTATTGCAGTTAACAGACCTTCAGTAAACGCAAGCGGCTCAGGCACTACGTTATCCTTTGGCGTTGAAACAATAATTAACAACAATAACTTTTCCATTCAAAAAATTGACATACTAGCTCTAATTGGGAGACTGCTCTAATGAGTAATTACGTATATACAACTGGCTACCTTGCTAAAGATTCACTACCCTCCGGTGACACAGATAAGATTATTAAAGGTGCTGACTTTGAGAATGACTTTAATGCTATTCAAGCAGCTATTTCTTCTAAAGTAAACCTTGCAGGCGATACAATAACTGGCGACTTGTTGTTTAACGACAACGTAAAAGCTAAGTTTGGAGCAGGAAGTGATTTAAACATTTATCATGATGGTTCTAACTCCTTTATTACTGATACAGGAACAGGAGGTGTTTTCTTACACGCTAATCAGTTTTTAAACCTTAGAAGTGGAGTAGGAGCAGGCTCAGGAACTTATATTAATTGTACTATTGATGGTTCCGTAGACTTATACTACAACAACGGTAAGAAACTAGAGACAACTAATACAGGAGTTACTGTGACCGGAGAATTAGTAGCAACAACAATCAATGGAGGTACGTTCTAATGGGCATATTCGATGGTTTGATTGAAGGCGGTACAGCTTATTATGCGGGTAAGGAAGGCATTACTGATGCTGAAGCCGCAGGTCAGGCAGGACTAGGGGTTGGTCGGGAGATAGGAACAACAGCCGCAGGTATGGCTGAGTTTAAACCTTATACTGTTACTAGTAATCTTGTACAGTCAGCCGCAACTACTCCCGAAGGCGGACTAGACTTACAACTGTCTGCTGAAGAACAGGCACGTCAGAACCAATACTTAGGCCAATCACAGAGTATGTTTGGTGGCCTTACAGGTGACGTAGCCGGAGGTTCACAAGCTATCTATGAGCAGATGAGAGCCGCACAGCGACCTGAAGAAGAACGTCAGCGTATGCGTATGCAGGAGGGTTTATTTGCTAGTGGTCGTGGTGGCTTGCAAAGTGGTATGTACGGTGGTGGCAATGCTGAGACATTCGGCTTTGAGCAAGCACGTCAGGAAGCTATGCTTAACTCTCAGTTAGCAGCACGTCAACAGTTCGGTCAAGAGCAACAGAATATGTTACAATCTGCTCAAGGACTACAGACAGCAGGTTATAACCCACAACAACAGGCTATTGGTTTATTTGGTGCAAGCAATGCTCCTGCTTCTTATGCGGATGCAGCACGTAGACAGCAAGGTTCTTTGTACGGTCAGGCAAGTTTAGGTGGTTTAGAAGGCTTTATGGAAGGACAGAAACAAGCTAATGAGCTACGTCAGATTCAGATGCAAGGCATGATGAACGCTGTAGGTGGTTATGTTAATCCTCAAACAGGAGAACGTTCTGGCGGTATGTTTGACGGTGCAATTGATAGTGCAGGTAACTGGTTAAATAATCAAACTTGGAACCCCTTTGGTGATAACTACGGTGGTGGCGGTGGTGGTAATGTTCCTTCCGGTGGTGGTATAGGCGGTGGGCCGCTAGGTAGCGGTAGCGGTGGTTCAGACAGAGACAGCGACGGATACCTAGACATTCACGACCTTTACCCTGACGACCCAAACCAACATTAATAGGAGATTAAGATAATGGCACAAGATTATTCAGGACTGCTTACAGGTTTAGACACTAGACCTATTAACCCTATGCAGGGAATGGACAGAGAAGGCCGCATGGCGGCAAGAGCGCAGGGTTTTGCTAATAGAATGACAGGCGGACTACTACAGGCCGCAGGACAAGACCCACGTACTCCACAACAGAAATCTAACGCAGCGCTTAGTTCTCTTAATTTAGACACTAACGATGTTGTAGAACAGGAAAAAAACGTAAACACTGTACAAGCTGTTGACCCTATGAAAGCACAACAGTTAGCTCAGATGTACAAACAGAAGAATGCTAAACTTGCTCAAACACAAGGTCTTATTGACACAGCTAATGAGTTAGGATTGGAAAATACTGTTCAGCTACTACAGTCAGGAGGTTCTGCCGAAGATGCTGCTAAGTCTATCTACGAAGAACAAGAACGACAGACTGTAAACGCCGGTGGTCGTCAAGGTAAACTAGCTGTAGCAGAAAATAAGAACGCTAGTCCTAAGCTACTTGCTCAGATTAGGAACGGTCAGTTTGATGAGATGTCCGACGAGTTGTTCCTAGAACAGGTTAAAGGCAAGAAAGCTACTCTTAAAGCCTTTACAGCTCAAGATGGAACACTGCAAAGCCGTAGAGTAGATGAGTCAGCTAACGTGTACAACGAAGCTACAGGCAAGTGGGAGTCTCCTGTTACACTAGGTTTGACACCTGCTCCTATCATTAGTAAAGTCTTTAACCAATCCAGTGCAATTGCTGATAAACTGACTGGTACACTTGTTGATAACTTTGGTGAACTACATACCTTAGCTAAGGATGCTCAGAATATCCTTACCAACAATGTTGAAAGTTTGTCAGCATTAGAGGCAGGCATCTATACAGGATTCGGAGCTAACGCTTTGTTAGAAATCTCTCGTGTAGGTAAAGCTATGGGTCTAGTTCCTGACAGTGTAGAAGACACTCTACAGGCTACGCAGATATTTATGATTACTAGAGCTAAGATGGTGTTGCCTCTTATTAAAGCTCTTGGTTCTGGTTCTGGTATTTCTGATACAGATAGAAAGTTTATTGCCAAGATTACTGCTGCCGAAGAAGCCGGTATTGCTTTAGATGAGAAAACAATTAGAGACATTATACGTATTGAAAACGAAGTTGCTGATGAGTACATTGATAGAAGTAACGGAGCTTTGGATACTCTTAACGGTCTTCCTAACTCAGGTTTGAACAACGGAATATATGACTCGTTGTACGTGACTAAGCCAGAGCCTTTTGTTGCTGCTCCGGCAGTAGTAGGGGATACGCCTGCTGCTACTCCTGCGTACTCGCCTGCAACACTAGAGTACTTACAATCTAAAGGTCTTTTACCAAGGTAGTTGATATGAACGAAGAACAACTTAGAGCTGCAATTACACAGGCTATATCAGATAACCAGATAGATGTTGTCAACGAACTAACTCCCTTGCTTCAGAGAGCGGAGCAAGAGGGTGCAGACGCAGCCCAACGTGCCGCAGGAGCGTACGTTCCTGACCGTACTATGGGTACATCACTCACTGACGCAGGGGCTGCCATAGGGCAGTCCGTAGAAGACCTTAAAGCCTTAGACGTACAGCAGAGAGAACAGTACGAGCAAGGCAACATAGGTACTAGCCAGATGGCTGCTAACGTTCTAGGCAAGGGTGGTTTAGACGTACTTAAAACAGGCATTGGTGAGACTATCAAACTAGCCGGTAAGAGTGTGTTAGTCAATGCCGTACCTGATTCAGTTGAAAGGTTTG